GTCCGGCCCCTCAAAGGCCCAAACTTTCGACCGCCCCCCTATGCAGGGAACCTCACGTTCGACGCATTGCACATCGAGTGGATCTGGCCCACCAAGCTGAATGGCAAGCAATCCTCGACCGCATGGTCTACCCTTATCGGAAGAGATGCGCCCATCAGCTCATTCAGATGGCAGGGCTGGTTCACCACAACAATCCGACACCGATTGGCGACCGCGTCACCCCGGACAGAACGCACCATTGACCGGACGTAAGCTCGCATCGAAACACTATGAACGACAACGAAAGCGCCCGTTTCAGGCAGCGCCTGCACCATGGCTTTCGTCAAGCCCTCACCACGCATGGTACGCCTCGCATTGCTATCAATTGAAAATGATGCGGGTCAGATGAACCGCCGCCTTGCTGTTCAAGCGGAGATCCGCCGCATTTAGCAGCCCTTGCTCGTACTGACGCTCCAGCTGCTGCTTGACGATATCGTGGTGCTTGGTGCAGCACGGTTGCCAATTGGCTTGATCCCAGAACAGGACATCGTCGCCCTTGTGAGGAATAATGTGGTCGACAACGGATGCCAGCTCGACCCGATCGACAGCTTCACAGCCGATGCATAGCGGGTTATCCCGCTTGAAGGCTGCTGCAGCCCTGTCCCATCTTGCTGTGTAGCCCCGCTCGCGGGCGCTGCCCCTTCTCGCCTCATAGTCACGTTGCGATTGCTGCACCGTGCCCAGATGAGAAGGCCGGAAGGATTTCGGCTTGGAAGCCATCACCGGATCCGATTGATAATAACCCGCTCAATTTTGTTCGAGCGTAACGCCAGTGATAGCAAGCCATTGCTTGAGGTCAGCACAACAGACCTCTGCTGTGGTTTCCTCTTACGCGCCACGCCCAGTATGCGCAGGAAAGCCCGACGCTTCATAATGGCCTCACATATGGTGAAATGGAAAGAGCGCCTCGCGGCGCTCATTGTCGTCGGTGAATATTGGACATAGCTTACGCACTGGCCCTGAATCGATGTCTGCCATGCTGGCAGTCAGGGCGGGGTCCGAGCGCGACCACCTCAGGAACTAGTCCCCACGTTTTACCGTGTATCGAGGTTCACTATTCATACCGGATCATCCCGTGACCGGATTACGTTCATAAAGGTTCGAGAATTGCAATAGGCACCGTCATGGCAACCGGTCTGCCCATGACCGAAACCTCGACCACAACCAGACCATTTCCTTTCGAGCCGCCAGAGACCAACTCAGCACGGCACCCGGCAAATGGGCCGTCAGCAACCCGCGCCCATTTCACACCAATGAACCTGCGATGGAAATGTTCATAATCGTATTTACCATCTTCCGCTTTCGCTCTGAAAACAAAGACCTTTTCAGCGCTGACAAGAAATGGCGTCTCGTACCCACCGAGGATGGAAATGACATGATCGAAGCTCAACAGACCGGCAAGGCATTCGTTCAAAACTGCACAGCGTACCAGCACATAACCATTCATGACGGGCTGCTGTTTGGCCGGAATGACTCGATGCTGTCGACGAACTACTGGACCCATTTTCATGGGGACAAGCACTTCAATATTCTCACTGCCGAGCGCATCACGTACCGAAAGTTCGCGTCCTGACACCACTTGAAGCACCAGCCACGGAGAATCATCGCAGACGCGATTCGCTGCAGCGGCCCTCATTCGAGCTACCCGTCGGCGCTCAGACAGCACCTTGTCTATAGCTCTGCACTGGTCAGTAGTCGGCTGCATTGATAGCGCCGCGTCGATCTGCTTGCGGTCAATTGCCATCATGTTCACCCAATCCCCTCAAAGCAGATTCAAATTCATAAAGCGCGTCAGGCCCGCCTTTTGGGCAGTAGACAACTGCCAATCGATCAAACTCACCTGGCCAAGGCCATGCCCTTCGCCTGAATTCGTCCCTCCATGCAGCCAGCATTGTCGTGTCTTGCGGCACAGGCTCCATCAGGGAAGCCGCCTCATGCCACATAGCCGGGAACACAGCCCCGCCCTTCTGTTGCTGGATATCCCGGAACCGGGCTATCGCCGGCCATGCCTTCACAAGCTGCGATTTCGGCAAGAATGAGCTGCGAGCCAATTCACGATCAGCAGGACCATCGAGCAAATGTGCAAACATTCGGGCCAGACCCACCGGGCCAAGGCAGGAAGCCCAGCCGTCCGGCTTGCGTTCCTCGCTACGCGAAGCCTGCGCCTTGACGGTTTCCACCCGTTTCAGAATTTCAGGATCCAAAGCGGTCCATGTGCGGTCCCGCAGGAAATTGCCTACAGCTTGCGGGCTTTTCTTCCTTGCGGCCACATCCAGCAGATAGGCATCGCGCCACTGTTCGGCCTTCCGCCGCTCTTCCGGTGTCAGGCTGGCAAAACGCTTTGCTATCCAGTCCAGTGCAGCGCCTACGTCCCAGTCCTTCCAAGGCCCAGCAACAAATCCGGTGCCGTTGCAGAACCGGGCAACACGTTTCTGGAAAGCGGCAGACGCCGGATTGTCTTCTGCTGGCATCGCCACTGCATCATTCCCTCTTTCCTCATTTTCGCTCGCGCGCGCCTCTCTCTCTTCGTTAAAAGGGGTTGTTAAAGAGGGGTCGTTAATAGGTGCCGGTCCAGAACCGGCAGGGGGTGCCGGTTCTAGGGCGGCAGGGGGTGCCGATATACCGGCAGGGGTGCCGACATAGCGGCAGGGGTCATCGGCGTCGGAAATGCTCGTCACATCCAGGTGCTTCGGATCAAGAACGACCCGATACCAATGCGCGCTATCGCGCCCGCTGTCCGACTCTTGGACGTGACGCTCCAAATAACCGGCATCCACCAGACGATTGATCGCATCGAAAACGGTTGAACGGGCGCAGCCCATCTCGTCCGCCATTCTCACCTGACTGCGCCGACACCAGCCCAGATCATCGGTATGCCTGCCGAGGACGCAAAGCACCTGCAAGTCACGAGGTTTCAACGCCTTGTCGGTGGCCGCACGGGCCGGAATAATGGAAAGACGTGGCCCGCTCATTGAGCACCGCCTTTCCAACGCACCCACGCGTTAGGCCGAAATACCTGTCCAGCCATCAGTTGCCCACCTTTCTCCATGCCTCGAAAGATGCGCGCAGGGATCGCCACCGATCCGCCGCCGCGTCATCCTTGTTCAGTTCGCTTCTGGATGTGATGCCGAGGATTGTGCGCAACTTCTGCGCCGCCCGTTCGGCGGTTAAAGGCCGCTCAAGGCCGTGCTTTTCTTCGAGAAACACCTTGAAAGCGGCGTCATCGCACTTCATCGCCGCTTCCGCCGCGAAATCCTTGCGCTTGCTCCGATATTGCTGTCGCGGCGTTTCGTGACGCGCCTTCGCGATTGCCCGGTCTACAAGGCGCAACAGAAACGCGACCATATCCGGCGCGTTAACGAGGAAGTCTATTTCATCTGGCAGCGCGCCCGGATGAAAACGGGCTATTTCGTTGAGTTCGCCTTTTGGCGTGCTGGCTTCTAAAAACTCGCCGCGCGCATCAGCGGACCGAAACCATTTCGTCTCGGCCAGCGCCGCCATACGGACTCTAATTCTGCGCAGCTCCACAGCCTCGGTGCTCATTCTGCACCTCGCCACTCGACAACATGCAGACCGAGATAGTGGGCAAGCGACAGCTCAATCCCCGCACCCTTCGATGTTTTCCAGCCCGAAAGCAGCACGATCGTATCGGCGCACTGGCATAGAAATGCGCAATGCGCGGCCATCGCATCCCGAATGGGATACTCTTCCATTGGGCCATCAAATGGGAATTCAGCCGGGTTGTAGACGTAATGGCCGCTCGCCCGTAGTTCGCGAGCGACACGGTGAAACGCCGGATAATTGAATTCCGGTAGACCCGTCATTGGACCGGATAAATAGATGGTTTTTCCGCGCTCGCCCGCGCGCACTGGCGGACAGCCTGTCATCGCTCTGGCCCCGCAGCTTCATAACCCCAGGCATCCCAGCCGGGACGCGGCGAACGGCAGAACAGTTCAAGCTTTGGAACATCGGGATAAAGCCGCTCGATCTGCTCGGCGAACCATGCTGGCTTTGCCGAATGCTTGCCCTTGCGCTCGCGGTGCACTGTTTCAGGCTGGGTACCAGCCAGCGGCGCAGGCGGGTTACCGCGCTTGCCGATCAGCAACAGTTCATGCCGGTCGCGGCCCCAATATCCGGTCCCTGCGACTTCCTTGTCCCAGATCCAGTGATGGACATAGGTGAAGCCCCAAGCCCGCATGACCCCAACCGCGTCCAGCAGCATCGGATTGGTGGCCCAGAGAAAGAGCAACGCATCGGGCGTGAATGGTGAGCCGATCTCAGCAAGAAGGCCGGATATCGACGCTATATCCATTGTCGGATAATGGTTTTCCGCGCTCTTTTCCCGTCCCGTTTCTTCCGAGTAAACCCCGAACCGCCATGGCGGATCAGCGTAGATGATCGGAAAAAGACGCTCGACCTTTCCTGGGGCCGTTTCCCTCCCCTTTTCGGCAACCATTGCCATTGTCGTAAGCCGAACCGCATGGCGAACCTTTTGCTGCTCGGACCGAATTTTCTTGGCCTCAGCAACAATCGCTTTCTTTTCCTTCCGAACAACCCGCGCCTGTTCGGCATGCTGGAGTTCAGACAATGCCTCGCCCGAATGCACCGACACTTTGCCGGTACGGATCGCGTCAATGAGTTCCGGCGCACCATGTTCGCGCACACGCCGAGCAGCCGTCACCGCACGTTCGGAAACAGATAGCTTTTCCGCCGCGCGTCGGGTCGGCAAATTTGCCGACCCAGCAGTGGCCTGATTAACACCCCGCTCCCAATCCACGATCATCGCCGCCGCAATGGCGCGCTGGCTTTCGCTAAGGTGACGCCTGTGCAGGTTCTTCGACAGTACGAAGCTGAGAGGATCAGAACCAGTAAACTCGGCATAGACCGGATCGACACCGGCCAGACCGCAGGCGGCCTGCCGGTTGCGCCCGTCCAGAACCTTCCCCTCCAACAGTAGGATAGGCTCGACCTGACCGTTTGCAGCGATGTCAGCAGCGAGAACCTTCAAATCGGCTTCCGCGATCATCGGAAAAATGTCGGCGAGTGGATGCGACGGATATGTCATGCCGCAACCCCGCGTTTCCGCGATTTCGCCGAAGCGGTCGCCGCCTTGGCCCGATGCCCTTCCAGCAGAAGAACGGCCCGTTCCAGTGTTGCCGCGCCGACGCCATCCGCCAGCGCCGTGGCAAAGCGAACATGCAAATCCAGTTCCCGATCCGAAACCGGGTTGCCTTGCTCCTGACCAACGCGGGCCGCAAAGGCCGCATCGAAAAGCATCTGCGCGAAGGCTGATGGCTTGTAGCCTTTCCTTTCGGCCATTGCGGTAAGGCTTCCATAAGCCTTGGCATTCAGGCGAACCGCAACCTTAAAACTTGACGGATTCATATGAACGAACCTCCGCGAGATAGATGACGACGAAAAATGGAGAAGCCGCCCCGAGGACACAGAGGGTCGCCAGAAGAGCTGCGAAGAAGAGGTCGTGTTTGCGGATGAAACTAATCATCGGTCAGCCTCACGACATGCCAAGCGCGTCCATGTAGAGCTGCAGCATCGCCTGCTCTTCCTGACGCTCGTGATCTTCTTTCTTGCGAAGGCGGATGATTGCCCGGACGGTTTTCGCGTCGAAACCCGAACCCTTCAGCTCGGCATAGACGCCCTTGATATCGTCGACGATTTCGGATTTTTCCCCTTCCAGCCGCTCGATACGCTCAATGAAGGCGCGAAGCTGGCCCGCCGCGATAGTCTGGACTTCCGAGGTGATATTGTCGCCTGCCGTCGGAAGGACTTCGGGCGCATCCTGCTCTTCAGCCTCAATATCGACGGCCTTGGTACGCCTTTTCCCTGACTTCACCGGTTGGGTGCTCCACGGATCATATCCCTCCTGAGCGTCAGCCATGACCAACCACCTTTCCAGCACGAAGGCGCGAGCCACCTTCGACGGTGACCCGCGCTATCGCATCTGCTTTTTCAGGATATCGATTGAGGATCCGGCGCGACCTGTCGCAACCATAACGACCGACTGCCTGCCGCCAGCACATAACGCCGACATCACCATCGATGATCAGGAATTTCATGCGCCAGCCAGCGATCATGCCCCTGCCTCCAGTCGGCGGACAAGATCGTCCATTACGCGCATAAGTTCGCGAGCTTCCTTGCCGATGTTCTTGCGCTCGGCGGCATCGATGCGGTTATCCGTCAGGGCTTCGATGATCGCCTGCGAAACATCCATCCCCTCTTTCATGATGCGCATCGCATCTTTTTCGGAAATAGGGACAGGCGACGCCGCGACACCGCTGCGAATGCCGACCGGCACCAGCTCGTAACCGAGGAGCGCAGCCATTTCCTTCGTAATCGTCGGCGACTTGGCGGCGCGGTCAATCTCGATCGCCACGTCGATCGGCGCGAAACTGTCGGTGTTGTCCTCGCCGAAAGACGCGTACTTCGAAAGCTGCGAGGTTGAGACACGAGTAAAGTCCAGAATGCGGGAAATGCCACCCGACAACACATATGCACCGTCGGTTGCAGCCTTAAGAGTCCGGCGTTCCGGCTCGGAAATAGTGCGCAAGAGAACCTCCCTGAAACGTCAAGGAAAAATTTCGGTCAAAGGATTCGGTGAATTTCGCCAGCCCTACCGATAGGACTGTCTGGTCAAGTCAAACAGGTGGCCCGCAGGCCGGAGAACAACGAGATGAATTCATCGCAAGCCCTCCGAAATTGCTGCCGGGGCGCATCTGGCGTCTCTCAAACCGTGCGCCCCGGCGCTTCCGTCCGACTGGGAGGAGGAATCGGACGAATGGAAACTGGTTGCAGGGACCGGAATCGAACCGGCGACCTCCGGGGTATGAACCCGGTGAGCTACCTCTGCTCTACCCTGCTCAGAAATAGCTGGAGCGCCGCTGGGGTTAGCGGGGGGCGACGACGCTCCAGCCTCACCCGCAGAGGAACCGACGGGCGAAAAATGCGGCTTTCCAAATACGTCAGGTCGCAGCAGGTGGCGGGAAATACCCGTCAAACGCTCCACATCAAGAACCCTCTCAGGCGGCACAACGAACCACTGGTTCACCGCCTGCGGTGTGATGCAAAGCGAACGCGCCAAGGAACTGGCACCCCTTGCCCGGTCTTTAGCGGCCTCAAGGGCCATATGCATTTCGTCTCTGTCAGCCATGCGCCGTTTTAAAGCATAGCTTTCATTGCAATGCAAGGGATACTTAAATGGACGAATTTATCCACATTGAGTCACATCCCATTATGGATGAGACACAACTATCGCAAAAAATTGGCTTAGCCCTTCGCACCGCACGGAAACAGCGCGGGCTTGTTATGCGCGACATTGCGGCAGCCGCTGGCGTTAGCACTGGCGCAGTCGGCAACTGGGAACGTGGCGCGAACGTCATGTCGATGGAGAATCTTCAAGCGGTTGCATCCTTCCTCGACATTGACCCAATTGCATTGAGCAAGGGAACCGTTCGTTACCTGTCCAATCAGAGCGATGTTTCGGATGCGGAAATCGTATCCGACATGACCCACATTGATACCGGCCCACTCGATGTGGAGATACTGGGCGTAGCCGTAGGCGGCGATGATGGCGACTTCACCTTAAATGGAGAAGTCGCAGGTTATGCTCGCCGACCGGCTGGCATCGCTCATCTGAGAAAAGTGTTTGCACTTCATGTACTTAGTGACAGCATGGAACCGCGATACGAGCCGGGAGAACTGCTATATTGCGGCGGACGTGACGCGGTGGCTGGTGATGATGTCGTTATAGAGACCTTTCCTGCAGAGGGCGAAACAGTAGGAAAAGCCTATATTAAACGCCTTGTTAAACGGTCGAAAACTGAAATTATTTGCAAGCAATACAACCCTGCTAAGGAACTGGTTTTCGACCCCTACGCTATCAAGAATATGTGGCGAGTGATACCTACGCGCGAGCTTCTCGGCTATTGATCATGTACGCATCAGCATAGATTCGAGCATTCGAGGATACGAATCTCGGACTCAGACTGATGTTGCGTCCAGGCATCCCCTCATCCCTACAACCAGTGCAAAACAGCTTCAAGCCGAGCTGCCGAATGGTTGTCTGGGGCGTAACCTTAGCCCGTGACCGATACAGATCATGGGGTTTAAGCCAGCGGATCCGCCCGCAATCAGCACATTCAATCTCAATCACCGACGTAGACCCTACAGTTGGCTCCTGCACACAAGACATTCCACAACCACCCTGTTCTAATTTTGTTCTCACTATTGATTCTTTTTTTCGCGTTGTCGAATCGATTTTCGCTTTAACGATTTTAAAGTATCACTTGCATTTGTTTTAAAGCAGTGCTTTCTTTCACCGCGCAATCTGGCTCGCCAGACAGATAACGGATGGAAGAAGATGATTCAATTTCAACCCAAAACACAATCACCCGTAGCCCGCACTTGCATCAGTAGCGTTGAAAGCCGGCTAGCCGACAAGATGCGCGAGATGGCATTTGCAGGCGAGAACGTTACGCCTGAAACCCTCAAAAACCATGGCTTTTCCCGCGAAATCGTTGCGAAGCTCGGCCAGCGTGCGGCTGCCCTCGCCCGTCGCCAGTCGATCAAAAGGATCGACCGCCATGCGTGATGAAGTCCAATTCCACACCGAGGCGGGGTTTTCTCTGCCCGCAAACTACAAGATCGAAGATCGAGAAACGACATTTCGCATCATGCTGATTGTCTTCGGATGCTGCTTTGCGGCTGGCACCGTACTCGGGTTGCAGATGGCGGGGTTGATATGACTGGACCGACCGCCATCAGATTCACCATCGAACGGCGCGCACTGCTTCCGGCCTTGTCGGCTGTCAACCGCGCCGTGGAAAAGCGAAACACGATACCTATTCTCGGCAATGTGTTAATAAAATCGGAAGAAGGTTATCTGACGATCACCGGCACTAATCTCGATATCGAGGTTAAGTCTCGAGCCAGGCAGACCGGCATACCCGACTTCCCACCATTTACGGTTCCTTCCGCTCTCCTACATGCTGCGGTCAGTAAGTTTCCGGACGGTTGCGAAATCGAGTTCACTGTCGACAGCGCTGCGGTCACCATTCGGGCCGGACGATCGCGACTTCAGTTGCCGCTTTTACCAGCGAAAGACTTCCCGGCAATGAGTGAAGGCGATTTCACTCATCAATTCGCGATGACGAGCAACGATCTGTCACGGGCCATATCCACTGTTGGATTTGCCGTTTCAACAGAAGAAACCCGATACTATCTCAATGGCATATTTATGCACCGCGATCAGGACCAGTTGGCATTTGTAGCCACTGACGGGCATCAATTCGCTTATATGAAGATTTCTGCGCCAGAAGGCAGTAGTGATATTCCGGGAGTGATTATCCCTCGCGGTGTGCTCACGTTGCTCGCCCACTGCGCCAAAGTCGATGGTGAAGTTGCATTCTGTCTGTCAGATCGCAAGATCCGCACTGCATTTCCCGATGGGGTGACTGTCACGTCGAAACTTGTCGACGGCACCTACCCGGATTATCGACGCATCATTCCTTCCGGACATGACAAGACATACAGCGTTGACCGCGAGGCACTGCTTGCCGCCGTTGGTCGTGTGAGCCTGGTGGTGCCGGAGAAATCTGATGCTGTCAGGTTCACTTTTGGATCTGAAGACGTGCGTCTGGAGATCAATAATCCAGAAGCCGGTCATATGGAGGATGCTGTCACTCTTTCCGATAGCCATCCAGAAGATACCGTCATCGGCCTAAGCTATCGATATTGCACCAACGTGTTGAGCGCCACAGATGCGAGCGAGATGCGCTTTTCGCTCAACGATCCCACGAGTCCATGCCTTGTCTCACCAGTAATGGATCCAGAGGCTGGAGATCCTCCCCTTTTTCTCATTATGCCAATGCGTTGATAGGAGCGCGGGAACCATGCCGGATAAAGCAAGGCCGACCGAGGCCGAAATCAAATATGCGATCGAATATGCCCTGCGGAGCGAAAAGATCACTGCAGAGGTGTCGGACGGATGCGGCGGCTCGCAGGAAGATGTTGTCTATATGACCGTTACCGACATCGAGCCATTCACCATGCGCTTGCTGCAGCAGCTCAACGTTATTTGAGAGAGGCGTGAACGATGAATCTCACCAATTTGCGCGCCGCCAATGTCGCCCGCGATCAGGAATGGAACACCGGCAGCGAACGTGTTTCGATGACATTTCGCGCCACTGAGCTTGCCGGTGAAGTCGGCGAGGCCTGCAACGTCATCAAGAAGCTGGAACGCGAGCGCATCGGGCTTGTCGGATCCCGCGACACGAAAGAACATCTTGCCGAGGAACTGGCAGATATTGTCATCTGCACGGATCTTGTCGCGATGGATGCCGGTATTGATCTGGATGCGGAAATTGCCGCCAAGTTCAACGCCACGAGCGAGAAGAACGGATTAACGACCCGGCTGTCCATATCTATGCCCGCCATGGCACTCCCTTTCGAAGCAACCCAAGGAATGATCAAAGCTGCGCTCGATCTGGTCTGGGAAGAAAGCGAGACACATGACGATCTCGTTTGCCGTTTGTGGCGCGCCATGGCGGCGGTCGCTCCAGACCAGCCATCCGCAGCGCCTGAACTGGCGTTGGATGGACATGAAATAAATCTAGCGCAAACCCTGTGCCGTGATGTTTGCGGCAACGATAGCTGGCATGATGTTTATACCTATAGGACTGATTACTACCGTTCATTAGCTCGCAGCGCTATCCGCTCCCTATCCTACCCGGACCATGCCGAAGCCAGCAAGGTCGAGGGGGGCGGCTGGTTGCCGTTTGAGAGCGCGCCAAGGGACGGGACTGTCATTGATCTTTGGTGTGAACCTCACGATGCCTTTGAGGTTGGCAACGCTTGCCGGTGGCCCGGCGCTCGCTTCGATGGTGCTAGATGGCGCACCCGATACGTTGAAAACATCGAAGATTGCTGGAAGCCCACCCACTGGCGTTCTCTCCCCACCCCTCCAAGCACTGAGGTGGCGTGATGGCTGAGAATAGCAAAATCGAATGGACCGACCACACCTTTAACCCGTGGATCGGCTGCACCAAGGTATCGCCAGCTTGTGATGGCTGCTATGCGGAAAACCTCATGCAAAACCGTATGGGCCGCGTCCACTGGGGAGCCGGCGAAGATCGCCAACGCACAAGTGAAGCCAATTGGCGCAAGCCTTTGACTTGGGACCGCGCCGCAGCAGCTAGCGGAAAGGGAACCTTTGTATTCTGCGCTTCACTCGCAGACGTTTTCGATAATGAGGTTGAAGACCTCTGGCGCGCCGATCTGTTCCGCTTGATCGAGAGCACGCCGCACCTGACATGGCTGCTGCTGACCAAGCGCATTGGCAACGTTCGAAAGATGACAGACCCAATGCGTGGCAATCCATTGCTGCCAAGCAATGTCGGGGTCGGAGCAACTATCGTAAGTCAGGATGAATACGACCGCGATGCGCCTAAGCTTTCGGACGTAAAAGAATGCTGCGGCCCGCTCTTCACCTTTGTCAGCATGGAGCCGTTGCTAGGTCCAATCAAGCTCGACCGACATGCCCCAGATTGGATAATCGTCGGGGGCGAGACAGATCAGGGGCAGCACAAAGCGCGCTATGCTGATCCAGCTTGGTTCCGTTCTATCCGTGATCAAGCTCACGCTCTGCACCGAGCGTTCTTCATGAAGCAGATGTCGCGCAAAGCTGAAATTCCGGTCGATTTGCTTATTCGCGAGTTTCCATCAGGAGGCGACCGTCATGGCGATTAAGTTCTTGGTTGACCCACGCGATGTACCACCGGAGAAGGCTGCTCGCCGCCTTGGCCTCACATTGGAGAGATTCGGCGAACTATTACCGCGCTTGCTACAGCGAGGCTTTCCGCCATCAGACCCAGATACCGGATATTACGATCTCGACGCCATCGATGAATGGCGCGCCTCGCGTCACAAGCGCATCTTGCAAACGAATCAATCTCCTGCGCAATCTAGCGGCTTGGTGGCAGCAAGATTGGAGCGTCTTGGTGGGTAAAGTGGATATCCCTTATTACGTGGTTAAAAAGGGCAAGTACGGCTATTGGCAACCCACCAAAGTGATGAAGGAAGCTGGCTTCCTGCCGGTCCGCTGCGGCGTGGACGGCCCCGCAGCATGGAAAATAGCTGCGGAATGGAACGAGCGCTGGCAGAGACACAGGCAGGGCCGGGCGCAGGACACCAGCCCACGTTGGCCTATCGGGTCGATAGGCGAAGCGTTCGAGCGCTATAAGAAAACAGAGGAATGGTCCAAAAATAAAAAACCGCGCACCCGCGAAGAGTGGGAGCGCGCCTGGGTGAGAATTTCACCTGTATTCGGAGATCTGCCACCAACCAGCCCCGAAATCTCGCTTGAAACCCTCTCTCGCTTTCGAGCGATGATCGAGACAAACGTATCACTGCGCGAGGCATGGCGAACGATTAAGATCTGGCGGGCGCTCTGGAATGTCTGCAAGGGGCTGAATTACACCGGCCAGAAAAACGACCCGTCATCTGCGATATCCAATCGTGCACCACAACCCCGCTCCAGTTCGTGGCGCGAATGGGAAGTTGTGCGGCTGGCGAAAAGAGCTTGGCGTGAAAAATATTACGGCCTCGCTGTCACTATCGCGCTCGCGTGGGATACTCAGTTCTCCCCGGCAGATCTGCGCAAATTGACAATTAGTGGAATCGAAGGAAAGGGAATGGACCGCTACTTCCCTGTGGGACGCGCCAAGACAGGTCGATCCGCTATTGGCACGTTGGGAAAGCGTTCCCTCGCCTTGATGGACGCCTATTTGAAAGACAGCCCCTGCGAGGTTGGTGCGTTCCTCCGCAATCGCAGCGGTGCTCCTTATTCCCGATTCACGCTGCCAGACGATTTTGCGGTTATTCGCGAACTTTGCTTCCCCGGCGATAAGCGCACACTCGCCGACATGCGGCGCTCTGGCGCGATTGAAGCTCAGGCTGGAGGAGCCACACCAGCCGAGACAGCCGCAAAGATGGCGAACTCGATTTCGAGCGCCAACGCCATTCATAAAACGTATCAGCCGGTGGATCTAACTGCCGTTCGCCAGGCAGATGCTGCACGCCGACGAGGGCGCCAGAGAATGCGCGATCAGAACAAATGATGAAGAAAAGTTGGAACTCGAAAATTATCGAGTTGGAACTTTCGCAATTTGATGGAGCTAAGCTATTGAAAAGGTGGCGATCCCGACAGGATTCGAACCTGTGACCATCGGCTTAGAAGGCGGTAACATACTCAGCAATTACAGCAGTAGTTCCAACTTTTGAAGGGCGCTCGCGGCCCCTAAAATGGCAAGAGTTGGAACTTTTGATCTTCGCGCTACCAAAATATCCAGTATGCGATTAGTCGCAAACTGGATATTTCAGCTTCGAGCAAGAGAATCAATAGCTCCGTAAGAAGCAGGACGCATACGCATTAGGGAAGTATCTGACCGCGATGCTGGAAGGCTATATGTGCATAACCATTCGCGGTCCCGTCTTCCCGAATGTAGTCGTCGAGTTCAAGCTCCTCCCCATCAAGATATTCGAGGACTTTCTCGCGATCCTTGCGTAATTCAGGGTGATTTAATTGGAGCACATCAATCATTACCTCTGCAGCTAGATCGCCAAGTACTGAAGGCACAACTTCGCCGCTCCGCCGAAACGAGAAACGCGAGGTACATGCGGCATAGATCGGCTCGACATGATTATTCTCATCGAACCAATCATCCTTGACATTGCCACAGGTTGGAGATGGCGCGCCGTGGGCGTCGCGCTGACCACAACTTAGGAACAGATTATTGTACTCCACTTGGAGTTCAGGAAAGGTAGCCCTGGGTCGGAAATGCTCAATATGAAACGTCTGCCCAGGGTAGGACAAATCAAGTCGACGTCCGCAGTACACACACAATCCTCGCTGCTCACGAAAAAACTCGCAAACCAATGCTTTTCTTACATTCTTATCGAGATTCCTGTATGTGGGCCGCCAATCCTCATTCTCATCACCCAGCCAACTAATAAATTCAGCTGGCGCGGCTTCTTTACGACTGCCCTTCATTTCTAACCCCTGAGTTTTTTAAGACGCTTCATCAAAAGCAACAACTCAGGCGGGTCACCTTCAATTTGCTTCTTAATCTGCTCAAACAACAACTCAGCGTGATCCAAGTTCTTGGTATCTATTGCATCGTTAAATCTGTCAATTAGACGGTCGCTCTCCGGGAAGCGCTCATGAGCACCAAATACGCCTTCTAACAAGTAGTTACTGGTTTGCCCTTTTGTTTTTAAAGGTATCTTTACTTCATGCCCCCCGTCTTCATTTCTTTCCAATATACGAACATGCTCTCGTTCTATCGATGATATTACTTGTGGAGAATGTGTTGTTATTATAAATTGGCATTCCTTGAATACACGGCGCAATGTAACAAGAATTTTACTTTGCCATTCCGGATGGAGGTTCAGTTCAATTTCATCTATTAATACGATACCTGGTATATCGCTCAACGAAGCGTCTGGCTTCATTAACTGAAGCCGTCGCGCTAAGTCTGCCAGAAGTATAATGAAAGATCGCTCCCCCGAGGAAAGCATGCTGACATGAACAGACGATCCGTCCTGCTTGTCAAAATAGAGTCCCACTGGATTGCGTGTCGAGGAATAAGTGACGCGTTTGAAGCCGTCAATCTCAGTGATGAGTTTTCTTATCGCCTCCAGTTGAGGATCTCTGAATTCTCTATCTAGGTCTCGTACGGTTCTAGCTTCCTGGGCGTCGTGTCTATCCCACCAAGATTCCAAATGACTAATAGCTTTAAGCTCGCCCTGCAGCGACGTTATGATAGTGGCTTTTTTGTCAACTAGTTCACCCGACATACCGCCATTGTTTTCAAACCCTCTGTCCTGTCGATAGTATACCATCAAAGGTCGTTCGACCTTTGCAAAGCCACCACTGTAAGCAGTATTGAAGAAGTTCAAAAGATCCGGGTTTTCATGCAAACCTTGATGCTCTGAATAGAGGTTTAATTTTTCCGGGAACCCAATTCCTTTAAATTCGCCCCAATTTACTTTGATGCTGATAAAAGTCGCCTGATCAGGCCGCTTCTTATCTGTTGCGGGGATCCTTGTATCCGGCCCCATCGGCTCAAACTCGTCAGAGCGCCAGGAGAATTGTATTACTCTTAACAGGGTGGCGGCGGCATCAAGGACAGAAGACTTGCCTACACCGTTTCGCCCCACAATAATGGTGAGGTCGTGATTGAACTCTAAGGCTAGCCTGTCAATCCCGCGATAATTTTCAAGGTAGAGCCTATCAATTTTCATTTTTATTATCCGCTACTAGGACGCAATCTAAAGCACTTTATAGACAATTGCGTCGAAACAGCAATCAGACCAGACATGCAATGTGAGGTTCTCGTACCGCTACTACACGCGTTTGCAATACGATCTAAGATTAGAGTCCCGGAGGTTCTACGGATTTCGGGTCTTTTCAATGGCTTGCAAAAAAGGGGACAGAAAACGGTCCCTTATTTTCATTATGCCTTTTATGCGGCCTGCCCCAGTCAAATCCTGTCAGCAGCGCCAGCTTATGCACCGTGTTTCCACAGCCGGAAAATGCGGATTGACTAATCTTCAAAATGAGAACATTTTAGGAACTTACTCCCACTGAGAGGAATATGTTCCTGAGCGCCCCTGCACTCGGGCGCGGTTCCGCGCATTCTGATTTTGGAGCGTGTCTTGCGCCTTCCTGAGACTATCGAGCGTCTGTACCTCGACTTTGACGGCTTCTTCGCGAGCGTCGAACAGCAATGCGATCGCCGCCTACGCGGTCGGCCAATCGGCGTTGTTCCCTTCGAAGGGACAGACCGCACAGCAGTCATCGCCTGCTCAAAAGAGGCGAAGGATTTCGGCGTAAAAAACGTTATGCCTATCAAGGAAGCAAAACGGCTCTGCCCAGACCTTATCCTGGTCCCCCAGAAACCCGACCTTTACAGGCGCGCTCATAACGCGCTGCTCTGCGAGATCGAGACCGTCATCGCCATCGACACGGCCAAGAGCATCGATGAACTGACGTGCGTGCTGGACGACAGCGGCAAGCGAGATCCTGAGCTACTGGCAGCTAGAATCAGAGCCGCGATTTCGGAGAACATCGGCCCCTACATCACCTGCTCGATCGGTTTCGCGGCCAACCGGCAGCTGGCGAAAATAGCCTGCAAAGCAGGGAAGGAAGAGACAAAGCGTCGAGGCGCTTACGGAAACGGATTGGCAATTTGGTGGCCCGCTATCATGCCGGACCCGCTGTTGCGCGTCGAACTGGAGGACATACCCGGCGTTGGATCTAATATGGCGAAGCGGCTTTATCGCAATGGCGTGTTCACAACCACCCAGCTTTACGCTCTGCAGCCGAAACACATGCGCAAGATCTGGAACAGCGTCAACGGTGAACGACTTTGGTATGCCTTGCACGGCTACGATATCCAGGCGCCAGCGCAGCAGCGTGGCATGTTCGGCCATGGTCGCGTTCTGCCACCAGAAGCCCGGTCGATCAGCGGTGCCTATGAAATCTCCCGCCTTCTGCTGACCAAAGCCGCCCGTCGCCTTCGCCGGGAAAACTTCTATGCAGCTGGCCTCTGGCTTTGGCTATCGGTGCGCGACGGTTCATGGTTCGGCAAACACTATCTGCCGGTCGTGAACGATGACCAAGCTATTCTGTCGGCTCTGCGCTTGCTCTGGAAGCGCGTGCGCGACGATCATCCGCGAGGTGTAACCATCTTCCGCGTCGGCGTGACGCTCTATGATTTGTCACCAGCTGGCGAACGGCAGATGGACATGCTGAATAATGACGATGCAGTGCGCCAAAAATGGGAAAAGGCAAACAACGCCGTCGATACGCTAAATACCAAGTATTCCGGCACCATCGTCAGTATGGGCGAGTGGAAGCCGCCAACTGGCGGGCACGTCGGCGGTAAGATCAGTTACACTCGCATCCCGTCGGCTGAGGATTTCTGGTGATGGGCAATTGGAAATCGACAATCAAGGTCCGCGATCTGGACGATGAGCAGCGGCTTGAACTGACCTGCAAAAAATGCGGACGCGTGACCTACGCAACAAAGCAGCTGCTTTGCGAGGGAACCGATCGTTCACAAAAATATCTGGACGAGATCGAAGCGAAGGTCCGCTGCAAGGCGCGCGGCTGCCACGGGCACATGCGCATGGCAATGGTTCGCCTGCAGGAAATGAGCGGCTTTGTCGGAGGGCTGGCATAAACACCTAAAAGCAAAAGCCCGTCAGCTAACCGGCTGGCGGGCTCAATATTCTGCGGCGCCGCGTTACGTAACACTAATTGATAAAATTTTGCTTTTTAGCGATCGCTAATAAGGTAGAGTTACGCCTTTAGTATAAGGAGGCTGACATGCCGTTTTTCAACGAAGCGAGCCGAATATATACGCCTGTCGAAGTCGATTTCTTACGCAGCTGTTTCACGAATGCAGCCGTCCTCCTCGAAGAAAGCGACCGCGATTATTCGGCCAGTGAACTCTCATCCTGCGTTATGAGGCTATACGAGCATGGATTGCGTGATTGCAATCATCTCTGCGAGCTCGCCGCCCGGCTTGCCCATCAGAAGTATGCAGTTCGAAATCACATGCCCGCATTGGAAGCCAACTCGAACGATGCCGAGGGAACCTTTTCCTAAGCGCGCGGTTTGGAGCCCCTGGTGTCAGTGACCGTTTTCCAAGCTCGGAAGCTGCGCCTACCCTGCACCGTCATGTGGGGTGCCCTTATGGGGGACGGGGACGGCGCGAGGTGCCCCCACTGACCACTACCTTGCGCAGCCCCGGCGACCTCAAAAGGCGCCGGGGTTTCGCGTTTTTCGCAAGAACAAAAATGATTCGCATACACCGGAACGAATCAAAGAGTGATTCGTTCGGACTCGGTTGAAAGTGATTCGGATGAATCGCTTTAGTTGTGCCAGGAGTATGCGAGATGGTTGCACCAAGAGCGAATTGGAAGGGCTATATCAAGTTCGGAGAGGTTTCTTGTCCAGTAGCTTTGTACACCGCCGCGTCTACTTCCGAGCGGATTTCATTTCACACAATCAACCGCAAAACCGGCAACCGGGTCAGAAGAGAATTCGTCGACAGTCAGACCGGCAAACCCGTTGAACGTGAAGATCAGGTCAAGGGATACGAAGTGGATGATCACCGATACGTGGTTCTTGAGCCCGATGAGGTAGCCGCCGCGATCCCCGAAAGCGACAAGACCTTGCAGATCGAAGCCTTTATCCCATGCGACCAGGTTGATACTGCTTATTTCGACAAGCCCTACTATCTCGCTCCCGATAAGATGGGCACGGAGGCGTTCGTCCTGCTTCGTGATGGCATGAGGAAGGCCAAGGTGGCCGCCATAGCGCGCACCGTTTTATTCCGCCGCATGCGAACGGTGCTTATCCGTGCCCACGGAAAGGGGCTGACCGCTTCCACGCTCAATTTCGATTACGAGGTGCGTTCTGCTCAAAAGGCTTTCGATGATGTGCCGGATATCAAGATTGAAGGCGAAATGCTGGAGCTAGCGGAACACATCATCGGCACCAAGGCTGGCGAATTTGACGCCAGCAAATTTGACGACCGATATGAGGAGGCTGTGGCCGAGCTGGTCAAGGCAAAGATCGAAGGTAGAACCCTTCCTAAGAAAAAGGCGCCCGTCGCGTCCAAGCCGAGCGATTTGCTGCAGGCTCTCCGCGAAAGTGCCGGTCTTGGCGCCGCGAAGACGAAGCGCACGGCAGCTAATGCGGATCGTGCCCCAGCTCGAAGAAAGGCAGCCAAAGCTGCCACAAATTCCAGAAAGTCTGCTTCCCCCACGAGACGGGCAAGTTAAGGAAAATTTGAGATGGCCGTTCGTCCATACTGGAAGGGATACCTGAAGCTCTCGCTTGTCACCTGCCCTGTCGAAATGATGCCCGCGACTTCGGAAAGTGAGAAGGTCCGCTTTCACACCTTAAACCGACAGACCCAAAACCGCGTTATCAGTCACTATGTCGACGCGGTGACCGGCAAGGAAGTCAGGGAGGGAGATGAGGCCAAAGGCTACGAGCGAGGAGAAGGTGAATATGTTCTCCTCGAAGAGGAAGAACTGGAGAATGTTGCGCTCGACAGTACCAAGACGATCGACGTTGAAATGTTCTCGCCTCGTGAAAGCATCGGGTGGATTTGGCTCGACACCCCCTACTATCTGTCTCCTAGCGATCCCGTCGGCGAGGAAGCTTTCGCGGTTATTCGCGAGGCTATGAAAGCTGAGAACAAGGTTGGCATATCGAGGTTGGTGCTGTCTCGGCGTGAACGGGCCGTTATGCTTGAGCCGCGCGGCAAAGGGATAGTTCTCTGGACACTGCGCTACGGCGACGAAGTGCGTGACGAAGACCTCTATTTTGAAAGGATTGGCGAGGAGAAGGCCGATCCGGACGCACTGCCGCTGATAGAAAAGTTCATAAAAAAGCAAACCAGGGACTGGAAGCCCGACCTGGTCCACGACCCGGTTCAGGAGCGCCTGCTTGACATCATCGCAGCCAAAAAGAAGACACTAAAAAAGCCGACGAAAGCAAAGCCGAAAGCGTCCGACGCCGAACCGCAACGTGGTAACGTGATCAACATCATGGACGCTTTGCGGAATTCGTTGAAGAACGAGACTCGAAAGTCGAAGTGAGCAATGGAAACGACGGCTTTACTTTTTTGACCGGCTGGATAAAAATTCGTTGTCCTGGCTAGGAGGGACACAGTTGCCTTGCCCCGCGCGGTTTTCGCTGCGGGGTTCTTTTTTGATCATGGCGTAGAGTGAGCGGACGCTACAAATGCTGCCCCCACCTCTCTAGCCCAAGCCTGCAGGATCAGGTTTGCCTGCATCGGCGATAGCTTCTTTTCTTGCCCGTTGATGGTGACGAATATGTCCGCCCCTCGCCGCTCTGGATAAAGATCTCGAATTGCTGTGACGGTCATCTGTGAAACCATGCCCACATTTTCACTGCGTTCTCATACAGTGAGACAATGCCGACAACGATTGCAAGAATGCCGAGCACAAGCCAACGCATGAAGCGTCCAATGGTCCGCATAGAGCGGACCAGATCCAGCCCATCTTTCAGGAGGTCGATATCCTCCTCGCGCAGCTGAGATAAAAACTCTCTGGTTTCCTCGGGAAGCTCGACTAGCCTATGTGCAATAGCCGCGTCTTGATCCATTGGTGTCACCTTAATTCCCCCTTCAGCCCATCATAAAAGCCCGCACACCGGTCTGTTCTGGCGTTCTGCCGATCGAGCGCCTCACGCTCGCGTTTCAAGATCGATAGCTTTTCCTGCCCCTCGACAAGCGGCGCATGCGCTTCCTTGCGTCGGCAATCTTCGGGATAGTCCGGCAAGTGTGTTCCGGCAGTCACCCGCCCCTCAGTTTCACCCGCTGCGATCAGCTTCCAGTCAGCGGCGCAGGAACTCAATATCGTCGTTATCAAGCAGGCAAGAGCGGCCCGCCTCAGCAAGCTTGCGTTCATAGTCGGCGATCTCCTGTTCGGTTTTTTCAGTCCGAGCCGCTTCCGCAGCCCAGACATTGCGGATCTGCTCCTGGTATGCGGCGGTCACGAATTCGCTGACCTTAAACTGACGCTGCAGTTCGTCCCGCTCGGCACGCGCTGCAGCAAGCTCGAACTGCGGCACAAGCCCTTTCTTGGCTTGCCCTTCGAACAGGAAGCCAACTGCCGGCAGATCTTTGAGAACCGGGACACCGTTGTAATAGGCCGAGCCGATGACGATCCCGGCCACCACGCCGAGACCGATCTTGAGATAATCGAGAAGGCCGAGCATCACTGTAGCCCCGCGAGGCAAAGCTCCAGTTCACCGATCCGCTGCGCATCGCCGTATTCACGGCGCTTCTTTAGGCCTTCGACAATCTTGCCGCCTGCCCGATTGAATAGCGTCATTGCGCTGCAAGCTGCCTGCCAGTTTTTTTCTCGCAAGCGCTTTGCTGCCGATGATGAACACGCCGCGCCCGTGCCGATGTTGTACGACAGGTCGAGCATCGAGGCCTGGACGCTGATCGGCGCACGATCGAAAGTGGCGATGCACTTTTGGAGCGGCTTTCGGAAATCATGCTCCAGGCGTGTTTCCAGCATCTTGAGGCATTGCGCGCGGGTGTAAGTGTCGCCTGGCTTCACGCCCTTGGTTTCGCCAGCGCAGACCGTCCAGACGCCACCCAGCTTGTCGTAATAAGCCTTGTTTTCGACGCCTTCCCACGGAACGGTGAGGTAGGCTGCGGTCATAGCAACAAGGCCGAGTCCAGACGCCAGCGCGCCCTTTGCACGTTTACTTTTCATCGGAGGAATCCTTTTGGGAAATGATGCGCGCCAGAAACGCCGCGATCGTCACGACGAATATCAAGAGGCGAAACCATCGGTCAGGAATGAGGGTTGTGTCGGCCAGATAGGGCAACACGGCTTCGAAGCCGGTCAGAATGCCAGCAACAATCAAAAGGCGGATGCTCCACGCATAGCGAAGCACCCACCTCCAGTCGGAGATGAGTTTCATGGAGCAAACTTATGTTAGGGAGTTAACTCAGCGCTCAGGCGAACGCGGCGTCGATCTGCTCGACGGTGGTGATTGTCCCAGACGCAATCTCGGCGGCAATTGCGCGTTCGAGCGCAAACATGCCCTGCACATGATCGCCTACGGCACGGCCAATCGCGATCATCTCTTCAGCGGAAAGCTGGACCCAGCCAGAGGCGGCTTTGAAGCTCACGTTCTTTGCCGGGTTCTCCAGCGCGTAATTGTATGCGCCATTGATCCTATTCTGGCTTTCAACACTGGTATCGATAATAGCGCCGTCGATCTCAATGCCTCCTGTTTCCTTCTCCCAGCGCTTGTTTGACGCGTATGCAACTAAATCGACAGAAGGCGCAAATTCCACGACCTTGCCGTTGATGAATTTCCTAGTTCCCGGATTACCCAGAAGCTCGGTCCATTGTTGTTCCGTGATGATGACGGCATGAGCTGGGAAATCTGTCGGCCATATATCAGAGGGGTAAAAGCCGGTTGGAACGCCTTCATCGGAAAATGTTGCTCGAATGGTGATCATGGCGCCCGCCCTATCGCTAGAAAATCAAACTGGATAATAACCGTTGTCGCTGCTCCGTTTATTGTTTTTCTCCACCCAAACACTGCCGGATTAATAATGTCCGGATTTCGGCTGACCATAACACCTGGATTGAATTGCGAATTGCCGTTTATGCCGACAACCACATAATCCGCACTGTCGAATGATGTTGGAAAAACTGTCTGACCATAGTGCGCCCCATCAGGCAGATTTACCTGCCCCCACTGAATCAACGTTTTGTCGGGTAGTTTCACGTAATAACCAGTCCCAGGAGCGCCGCTTCGAACCCCGCCAATGTGCCCCCATACTGCCGCGCCGGTCTGATCAGCGAGGATTGAACGCCCCAGAGCGGTAATATCAGCTAACGCCGCCTGATTTGCAGCGTTGAGATACGGAAATTTGTTTTCTGCTCCAGCGAGCGCGAGCATCGAAACTGCCCAAGCCTGAATGGCAGACTGCGATAATTTACCCTCGCCATCCGTCGATATAATCTGGTTTGCGATCAGATTCAGTGCATTCAGACCCTCTATATTACCGACATTGATTTCACGGATAATCTGGGCCAGCCGTTCGTTCATGGCGATAGCCGATGTCGCTTGCGACCGCTGTCGGTCGATGGCGTAGGCCACGCCGTCTGCATCCAAGCCGGTATACGGAATAGCCAGCGTGAGCGTGGTCTCGCTGTCCACCGTTGCAATCGGATAGGCCCCGCCACCGGCATAGAAAACGCCACCTTTGATGAGCGCCGTTTCCCACCCCGTTCCGGTACCCGTAACGGTTGGTGAACCGTTAGTCACCTTGACGGTGCCAAGCGTGTAGAATTGATCCTGATAGGCCATATTCGCTCCTACCTAAGTACATAGAGGATGGTGAGATCGGGAAAGTGGTTCATGGCTGCACGATCCCGCGAATGAAGTAGCGAACGCCGATGGGGTTCGGCAGGTCGTAGGATTCTTTCACATCGGAGCCATCAACGTAGCGCCGTGACCAGTTGTCGGGAGAAGCCCAGAACGTTGCGAGATTGTTATCGATCTGGCCGAGCATGGAGACGTTTGACGGCGGGCCCCAGCCGCCTGGATAATTGTAGAGAAGGCTCACGAATGGCGTAGAGACGCAGTTCGGGAACACAATTGAGAACTTCAGGAACGGAAGGAAGCCGTTATTTGTGAACGGCACCGTCGCTTTCACCTTGCCGAAGAGGTTATGTTCGCCAGCTGGCGCAGCACCGAAGGAAGAAATGGGGATGAAGCCTTCCTTGATGATCTGGAGCGTTGGAAAGCGCGTATCCAAGAGGATATCGTTCGGACGCGACGCCGGATCTGTCGTGCCTGGCTTTTTCAGTTGTGTGAAGGCGGTCGTTCCGTCGTGGCCGGTGAACTCGACCAGGCTGCCACCAGTCGACGTTCCCGATCGATCAACATTGGTTACGGCAAACCGGATGTCGATCGGATCCGTACCTTCGTTGTATATGGTGACCGCATTGGGGGCCACGGAATAGCTGATGTTAAACCGGGTTTCGCGGACGTAGCCGGCGGCGATAAACCCCGGCACATACCAAGGCTGCCCAACCCGCCGATACATAAACTCAGTTACTGCCGTGTCGGAAATCACCACCCCGACTGGCGGATAGAGGGTGACCGAGCTGTCAGCCGGAATATTATATCGATCGCCAGCCATAATGCACAAAGCAGGTGAGCGATCGCTGTCGATGATCTTTGTGTGCCAGCCGGCGTCATATACCCCGTAACCAGGGCGTGACAGTTTGCACTCTGATCGGTTTTGCACATAGGTGAGCAGGTTCGGCACATAATTATAGGTGCGCATCAGGGAGGCGTCTGCCGGCAGATCCCAAAGGTTCGGATAGACAACAGCCTGGTCGCGGTTATCGTTATAGACAGTGCGCACGATCGGCACCACCCATTCGCCAAGCCCGATCCGGTTCAATGCATCATTGAGCAGACCATTATAGGTGAGCTGGGGAACTTGTGTCGTGTATGACGTGGAAAAGCCGGTGACACGCAGCATGCGGTAATTGAACTGGTAGCTGTCAACATAGCCCTTTTCCGAGCTGCCACTGTCATATACGAGCTGCACCCTGCGGGTTCCCGCAGACACCCTGCCCGTATTCAGGTCTTTTTCTCGCAGTTCCGGGATCGGCGGGTAGCTCATCTCGGGAAGAATGTAATTCACCCGATAAGCAAGAATGACCGAGTTGAACGACGAACCGCCAGGACCACGGCGCCCTGATATCCGATTGCCGTATAGATCGAAGTCGATAGGAAGCGCCGCCAGGTCGGCGGCGCGGAAATAGAACGGCTCGGCAGTAAGCCCGTAACTGAGGTTCTGGTTTTCTGAATTGAACAGATAGCGGTCAAATGCATCGTTCGGCAGGGTCCGAGCATCATCGCCGTTATATTTCAGAACCTTCAGCACAGGACCTGCACCCGGCTTATACCCCTTGAAGAGCTGGGTCATGAATACATCCTGATATCTGCGAAATCGCCATAGCCCCGGATAATGAGCTTTCCGTTCGTGCTCTGCAGCTGATCAAAGAAGAGGGTCGCCAAGCGGATATCCTTCAGCTTCAACGTGCCATCTTCAAAAACGAACGGCAGATTGCGGCTTGTGCCGTCCCAGATCACAAACTGGTTCGCCAGGTTGACGATGCGGCTCTTGAGAACGCCATTGTCGAGATAGACCTGAATAACCATGCCCGATTGAATGAAAGCGTCATTCACCGTAGCGCGGGCGAGGATTGCTATTTCGGACAGAACACCAGCAGGCGGAGGAACTTGCGCCTTGAACGAGATCAAGCCGCCTGCAGAGACATTATCAACCATGGCCTGGACGCCGAGCATGGCCTCCGCAATAGCCGTGACCTCGCCATCGATTTCCGCAATCGTCGCCTTTTGCTCCAGAAATGATGCAGCCAGAGCGTTATTGGTTTTTACGACCGCAGCGGTTGTGTTGAAATTCTGTCCCGCACCAACCGCTGTTGCCGCCGCCAAACGTTCAACCAGATCATCGTAGTCGTCATTGATCTTCTGAATGTTCTTGAGCACGTCTTTCAACGACTCGCGGGTCTGTTCGAGATCGACCAGGACGCTTTGCATGCCGGTCGCAGTGACCGTCGTTTTCCAAGGCGTCCAGGACTTGAAACGATCCGGCACTGTCGTGATCGTCGCCCTACCCTGATAGAACCGGCCTGACTGGACGTTCTTGCCGGTGATGTATGTTCCATCTTCTGGAAACTTACAGGTATCTTCCAGAAGTTCCGCATCATCGGCAATGCGATAGGAAAACCGCACTTCCGTGATCGTCGGATCTTCCGGCGGCGTCCAGGTGAAACGCAAGACGGGCTGTTCATAGCCATCAGTGCCCTTCAACATCCCAACTTCAATGTTGAAGTTCTGCACCGTCGACAGCAGCGACGGATTAAACGGTTCGGTCGGGGGGATGACAATCGGACCAGGCTGAATATCATCTTCTGAATAGACGGCGCCGGATGTTTCGCTGAGAATGAGCGTGAAGCGAAAATCCTCGCTGCAGCGCCATTCCTCGACCATCCAGTCGCGACCTTCATAGGAAACCCAGTCGCCTTCCTGGGCAAATGTGCCGATACGCCAGCTGACAGGCAGCGTGACCTTGCCGCCCAGTCGCTGCTGGCGGTACCGGATGTTGAGCAGATATTGCGCCGTGTCCGCGTCCGTCACCTGCAGGAAGTCATTGGCCGTCTGCCGGCGTCGACCATCGGCTGACACATCAGCATTGACGATGATCGGCTTGAGGCTTTCCGATCCCCAATTACTTTCAGGCGAGGTAAATTGCCCCGACATCATGTTGTAGAGATCGAAGGCCGACTTGCGATAGGAGATCTCACCTTCACGCACGGCAGGAATGTCGTCAGCGCCGATATTCACAACCGGCACCTGCGGCGCACCGGCAATCACGCCTGACAAACCCCTGCGATTGAGCGCAAAGCCCGCCATCGCATCCTCAAATTCCTTGAGGATCTCGGTATGATCATCGTCGCCAGTCACCCACAGATTGCAGGTGTAGCGAAGCTTGCCCTTGCGCAATTCCTCACAAACGTTGATGGACGCGATATAGGACGATAGATCGAGCTGGCCGATCGTCTTGCCTTCACCGATGATCGTGCGGCCTGAAACCAAACCGCGCAGGCCCAACTGATAATTCATCCGCTGCAGGGCTGGATTGAGCGTGAATTCCCATGTCGCCGGATTGTCCAGACTATGCGGTCCGGATCCGCCGGCGACAGATCCATCTTTGCGCACATCATAGCAACGCAGGCCACGAAGCACCCATTCGATCTCGATACGGCCCTTTTCAAATTTGTCGCCGTCGTATTTTCGCTCGAACACCACATAGGCATGGCCGGCGCATCGGCTGGTAGCTTTCCAGCTGCGCCCCAGAAGAGCAGTATCATTGACAAGCTTCTGATCGACGGGCTGACCGGGGCGACCATCGTAAAAGCGGATCGAGATCAGATCCTCAAAACCAGCCACTCCGAAATGCGATGTCTCGCCGCCGATTACAGGGCGAGCGACCAGCTCATAGCGCTGGCCGTAAAAATAGACATACGGCTCCAACCCGTCACACCAGCCATTGGCAAGCAGATAAACATCGGCATTGTACTTATTTCCGGATCCCCATTTCGCGTAAAAAACCCGGTGCCCGCGTGTCTTGCCGACGCCAAAGAGCGTCTGGGCAGCAACGTCAGCGCCGTACTGGATCTCGCCCTGCACGGCAGAATACTTGCGGGACTTATTACGATTCAGATAGCTGGTAATGCCGAGCTTTGCAGCAAATGCCAGACCGCCAGCAATAAGCGATGCGGCCAGAAGCGAGCCGCCAAAGAGCGCGCCCGCTATGGCCGTGCCAATAGCAGTAAAAATCATAGTGATTTTGCCCTTGATGTCCGCTTAGACGCGAAACGCAGCGATACAGTCACTCACGCGGTGATATGTCGGACCATCGGCGGTTTTGGTCACAAATCGGCCTGATGCGCCGAGGCAAACACCAACGTGCTCGCCGCCGTCGATCACGATGACGACGATATCGCCAACTTGCGCCGACGCCGGCCCGATGGGAGTAAGGTGAGTTTCGAAGAAGGTCACAAGCGACTTGTGTCCGCGCCGGCGCAGCGCCTTTTGTGCCCCGGCAAGTGTTTTATAGGTTCCGCCATAGCGGCCCACCAGGTCGCGGCTGGCATCGAATGCGTCCGCCACCTGGCAACCAAGCATGAAACAGTCAGCCAGCCCATAGATGTATGGCTTTTCCAGTTCTTCCTGCAGTACGGGCCGCAAAATCTCATAGCGCGTCATCGCTGCCCCCATTCCTCGATATCAGTCGAGGTGACTGACGCATATTCCATGCATGTATCGTTTGGATCATTGTCGAACTGCTGTTCGGCCTGCGAGCGGCGCACGAGTGTTGCGCCGCGCGCCGACCGGCCAGGCGGCTGCAGGTCGATTTTAATGTTGAGCGTGCGCGTGCCATCTTTTTGCATGGCACCCTTGGGATACGTCACCCGGTCGATTTCGTAGATGTACGAAACCATCACGCCGACCACTTCATTCGTATCCCGAACACCGGCCAGATGACTGATCACAACGGGAGCGTTGAGATAATCAAATTGCTCGATCTTGGCGATCAGATCGTCCGGATCTGCCGTTGGAATATTCGAGAACTTGATCGTCCGCGTGGTCACTGAAACGCCGATCGCGCTGTTCATCGACCCCGGCTCCAGGAAGCGGTTAGGAAGGTACCGCAACCCGTTATAGGTGAATGGTCGACCACCGCGATGATACCCGACCGACCTGCCCGGCAGATCAAAGCGTATGAGATCGAGGCGCGCCATATTGCCGGTATTGACCAGAGACTTAACGGCGGGATCGAGACTATTACTCATAATAGAACATCTCCGTTGCCGAAAAACTCACGTTGCGATCGGCCATCGACCTCGGCGCAGACCAGCTGCCGGCATCAATCTGCATAAGGCAGCTGGCCTGATAGAAATTGACCACGCACGGAACTACAAAATGCTGCAGATCGACGGGATAGCTAAACTGCACGGTAGCCCGGCCCACTGCGCTGGCTGTCGCAGCAGCTACAATCCGATGCAAAGATCGAACGAAGGTCGAGCGCCTGAATTCCAGGTAATCGCCCTCGACCAGCTGGAAGCCTGCCGGCAGATCCTGCAGCTCAGCAGACACCGCACTGATGAATGACCGAACATTCGCCAGACCGGTAAAACCCGCAGGAAAGCCGCCCAGGTATTTCAACGGTTTCTGCCGATCGACGTCGTAACCCAGAAAGAAGCCGCCATTGTCGGAACACTTCATCTGAAACGCAGTCATTAGACCAGCTTGCTCACGCGTCAGAAAATCGGTTCGGTATTTTGCGACCCAGTAAGGCGTGCCGGTCGATTGAGCTTCGACCCGCCGCCCATCCATACGCTCAGTGCTAGATGGACGGATCGGATCAAACTCACATTGCGAAAATGGAACCGACGGAAGATTGACAACCGCTACCATGAATCACCGTTCTGCCGTCTGTTTTGATGGTTTTCGTCATTTTGCTGGACGATGCTCACGGCCTGTTTTCCGCTCTGCTCAAGGATGCTGCCAACGAGATCCGGAGACAGCTCGACTGTTATGACCGTTCGCCCGTCACCGCTGGAAGCGCCAGCGTCAGACGTTGACGAGCGCCCAAAGGTTCGAACCCCGAGGCTGCCATCGCTGCCACGTGCAAGCGGCATGATTGCTTCCTCACCCGCTTCACCCATCAGGCCAACGCCCTTTGCAAAAGCAAACATCGTCGGCTTTGAAACGATCTGATTGGTGAAATTGCCACTGAAAGACGACAATCGGTTCGGGAAAACGCCGCCATTTGCATAGAGTCCGACGCCTGGTGCAGAAGGGAAGAAGCTGGAGCCGCCGCCACTGAAAAGCCCGCCAAGAAAGCCGAACAGTCCGCCGCCGCCACCACCAATCCCAGCGCCAGCCTGCCCCACCTGCATAATGGCGTTGATCACGTCATTGAGCATCTTGTCGACCAAACGATCGAGAACACTGAGACCGGCTTTGCCCAGTTCCTCAATCGTTATCTTGCCGTCGTCGAAAGCGCTCACCAAAGACTGGCCGAAACTCAAAGCCATATCCCTGTTTTCTGCGAGCTGCTCATTCAAGCGGATCTGGCCTGCCAGCAACTGCCCCTGGCTGGACACTGGATCAATGCCGGAACTGCGAAGCGTTGAGGCAACGCGCTGTTCAGTCGAGCTGCGAAACAACTGGTCACGTTCAAAGCGCAGTTCTTCAGACAAGGTTAGCGCGGCAACACGCTCCGCGACCTTGCCGTAAGACACTGCCAGGCGCTCCAATTCCTGCCGATGTTCATCAGAGAGCGCCCTGCCCTTGTCCTGTGCCTTCTGGATCAGCTCAAGCTTCATCCTGTATGTATCGGCAGCAACGCCGGTTTTACCGACAAGCTGCTCTTCCAGGCCCATCTGGTCGATGCGGTCCTGTGCGGATTTCACCAAATCGCGATAGGCATTCGCATCACGCTCTGCTTGACGTTCCGCCGACGATTTTCGTGGCTGCCTCTCAAGTTCCCGCTTTTGGGTCTGAAGCTTACTGACCGCGTCGTTTTCAGCGCCGAAACGAGAATTGAAATTCAAATCGCTTAGTGGTCGATTAGGCTGTGAAGGATCATAGCCCAAGTCGTTTTTGGGTGTCGTATTGGCAAAGCCGCTGGCAGTTTCCTTGGCGAGCTGCATCGCTTCCACGAGCGAAAGGATCTCGCCACGCGCATCCCGGAGATCAGGACTCGCGAACGACAGATTATTGATCGCCGTAAACAGACGCTGCGCGCTCAGCTCGCCGCCCTTGAACTTCTCCCAGAGATCCTGAAGCTCTCGATTGGCACGGTTCGGCTGCAGTCGATTGATGGCGGTTTCGACATTTTGCACGGATGTCGCATAATCATTTAAAGTGCCGGAGACTTCACCCAGCTTGCGTTGAGACACCGCCGCCTCTTCCGTGGCTCTAATCAGTGATTGAGCAACCTCTTCTGAGATCACACCGGCCTCACGAAGCTTGCCTATGTCCTCACGGAATTTGATGACTGCCGGTCGGCCACGTTCGACTGATTGCTGGAAAGCTTCAATCTCCTTGCTCGCAGCTTCAAAGCGAGATCCAAACAGTGAAAAGCCTTCAGTTTTGGCCAACTCACCGAGCGCAACTTGTGCATCCGCCAGCAATCGCTTTCGTGCGTCACCTTGATCGACGCGAAGCTTGATCGCAACCACGGCCTCAGACTCCGCAAAAAAGCGCTTTTGGTCTTCGATAACCTTTGCGTATGCGGGACCGATCGACAGAATGTTCTCGCGATGACGCGAAAGAATGTCGTCGGCTGAGGGGATCTTGTCCTCTAGATTGATAACATACTGCAGCAACGCCACACCGGCAGCGATCGAGCCAATAGTGACCAACGATATGGGATTGACGAGCTGCATGAAAGCAGACGCGACAGACGGGCCGATCCGCTCACCGCTAGCCTTGATATCGTTAAAAACCTGCGCGACTTGCGGACCCTGCTGTAGAGCAACCGTGTAGAACGGCATAAAGCCCGCCGTCGCGACAATGTCGAAACCCTGAGCAGCAAGATTGGACGTGTTGAAGTGACTCGGGCCACCAGACCGGGCGTCATTCCGCTGCTTCAATGCCGCTATGTTTTCGAGCGCCGCCTTGCGTTCACGCTGCAACGCTGAGGTCATTTCATCGACCGAGAGCGCGCCTACGGAATGCGCCTGCCGGATATCTGCCTGCACCGCACGATACTGCTGTATCACAGCGAAGAGCGGATTGTACTTTGCCCGTAAATTATCGAGTTCACGCCCATAGGCCGCAATATCGCTGCCACGAGCATCGCTCGTAATGCCATCGGTTACGCCAAGGCGTCGATTGTAGGCGAGTTGGGCAGACTGGGCCACTGCAAGCTTATTTTGCGCGCTCGCCGCACGTTCGGCCACGAGAGCCTGCACTTCAAGCCGTTGATTGAGCAACGAAACCAACGGAGCGAGACTCACATGGCCTTGCTGCACGAGGGTCATCGCGTCGGCGACCAGACCGTATTTCTTATAGGCAGCATCCAGCAGCACCGCAGCGCGATCAAGGTCCATGCCGCGATCGACGCCACGACCGATGGCCCGAAGCGTGCTTTCGAACTTGGCCGCATTGTTATAGCCGTCAATAAGCGCCTTGCTTAGTCGAACAGAGCCATTGGCCGTCTTTTCCATCGCCGCATCAGTTTGGGCCAACGCTGCACCCACCGATTTGCTCGACTGCGCACCGGCCTTGTCGGCAGCGACCTTTTGGTCCATGCCCCGCTTATAATTGGCCGGGTCAAAGTCAGCGGCAACCCGTAGCGAACTAAGCTGAATTGTCACAGCAGCACCTCAGCTGAAAAGAATCGGTTATCGTCAACCGTAATCAGGGACAGGGAACGGGACATGGCAGTCGACAGACAACAAATGCAGGTGATTATTGGTGCAGCACTGACAGCCGCACTATTTGTTGCAGGCGGATCCGCAATCTACCTCAAGCACAAGGACGATCAGCTACGCGCCGAACAAAGTGAGAGGGATTCTATCGATAGGTGCGAAGAAGCCATAAAGCGAACAAACAAGTACTCGCTTGTCCTCACAGACGATAATGTTCGACTGGGTCTGGAATGCAGCTGGATGTATCCGCAATTCAAATGGTTCAAAGCGTTGTATGACGAGCGCTCCCCAAATTCCCCCACAAGGAAGCCCGATAACTAACCGGACTTCTGTTTCTGCAGCTCATGCAGATGATCGAGCCATTCGGCATCGATAGCCATAACCAACGCCCGGAACACATCGAACGCAACGCCCTCGATGTGATACCGTCGGGCATAAATGTCCAATGCCTGAAAGCTGATAGGGCTTTCACCCCCAAGCGCACCGTATTGGCGATCATACCGAAGGAAGTGCCAAGCGCGGATGTAATAGCCATACCATTCCGGCCCGGTCGCCTCTGGTGGAGGCTTTGGGGCGGGGATTGCATCAAATGCATCAGGCTCAGACGCTCGCAGCTTGGATAGCCAGTCATCCTGCCCCTTCCGCTTGAGCTGATAGCGGAAGGCGACTCTCAGTTTTTTTCTGCGACTTGCAGAAACTCGACCTGACGCTTGCCCACCTGACCGGCGCACCAGTACACCATATTGCGCACCAGTCGGCCTTCCTGCGAGGCAAGAAGCTGGCGAGCACCTACCGGGTGATATTTTTCATCAAGCCCGCGCCAATCGAGCAGTAAATGATCGGCGGCAAGCTCACCGTCGGCTGCACCAACCTCTTCGACCGGCACCGGGTCATTGTTGTATTTCTGCGCAAATTCCACCTGCCGTTCTGTTTTGGCGGTCAGGTAGGCTGGAAAGTTGGTCGACCGCACCTTGAACGCCAGTCCGGGCAAATCACCGAGTCCAGGCCAACTCTTGATGGGTACCCACTCGCCATCACGTTCGATTGCAACATCAGCCTTCAAGCTGCTGAGTTTGATTGTCTTTTCCATTGCATGATCCTTTGTCGGAAGGAGGCGGGACAGCGTCCGACACCGCTATCCCGCCGTTTTCGCGCGAAACCCGTATCGGCGGTACGATGTCACTTTTCGTAGTATTCGAAGCGATCCACGATCAGGTGAGCAGAGGTAAGCGGATCCTTGCTGGCCTGCCCGGTGAGCGGCAGCATCACATCCTGATTTTTGCCACCGGCAGAAACTGCACCGTCGGTGTAGACATAACGCGGCACGGCAAAGATCAGCGCCTGGCCATCCTTTTCAATGCGGGTGCTGATATTGGTCGGCGTACCTGCAAAAAGCTTGGTAAGAAGCGCATTGTTACCGAAATAGGTGGATAGCTCGATCTGTACGTCAAAGCTGCCCTGTCCGATCGCCACTGGCCCGACCTTGTCATCGCTTCGAATGGCGTTGATCATGCGGAGGTTGTTGTTCACGGACAGTTTGAAAGACTGCACGAAGTTCGGACCACCGACCGCAACGCCGTTCTCGGCAATCCTGCCAACGTTGACCGCAGCGGCCATGATCGGATTGCTGGTTTCTGGATCCGGTGTGTCATCGAGCGCAACAGTCGACTGATTACCAGTCGTGCCGCTGAACGTCATAACCCACTTGGCTATCTGTTCAGCTTCAAAGGTGAATTCACCCTGCCCAACTGCCATCGAGCTTTGTACAATATAGGTGGGCTGCGCCTGGCTCATGAAACCGCGTTCAAGCGTTCCTGTGAACAGATCTACGCCATTGCGGATTGTGTCGCCGTAAAACACGCGGATTGTCTTGCCTGCGCCGGCATTTGCAGCCCATGCAACAGGCAGATTGTCGAGTGTGATTTTATTGGCCGAGACTGCGATCACGCGCGCGAAACTGTTCAACCCCTCGGCATCGAAGCGGAAAGCAGCACCGGAGCCGCCGATCTTGATCCACTGCCCCACCAGTAGTCCAAAGGTAGTGAAATCCAATGCCGTCGACGTAATGCCGTCAGCAACCGCCTTGATGTCGCCTGCCGACCCTTCGAAACCGACAGCGGCCATGCGCGCCGTCATCGGCGGCGCGGCCTCATCAACCAGCTTATCGGCACCGACTGCCGGGACCGTTGCCGATCCCGTCGTGATTGTGAAAAGCCCGTTATTGGCGGCCTCAGCGAACCCCGACAGCCGGACAAGATGGCCCGTCGCGAATGCCGGCCCCGCGACAACAGCCACAACGCCCGTCGCGCCGGTGACATCCGAAATCACACTACCGGCAGCGCCATCGTTTTCGCGACTGGGACGAAGGGTCCAAGGGGCCGACAAAAGAGAGCGCAGCCAGCTGGAGAATGGGCTGCCATCAGGAGGAAACGACAACTCGCCGTTCACCGCGCCCTGCGACTGGACGTTGACCTTGATCGGATCCGAGTTCATGCGATCGGCGCGGATTTCTTCCGACTGCACGAACACAGGCTTGTATTGGAGGGATTCCCCAGTCAGGCGCACAACGCGCATGCGCGGGTTTTCAGGAAGTACGCCCGGCGTGAGTTCATCACACCAGGCCATGCGCAGCCGATTGCTGTCCATTGTCATGGCTCCATAGGGTTGAATTATCGGGAAGTTTGCCGGATCAGCGCGATCGGCGTTTTGTTTTCACCGGCTGCAGGTCAGGTGCAGCGAGGTAGCCTGCAGATTTCAGGCTATCGGCAGTGTGAGGCGACAGATCCGCATCGACCTCTACTTTGTCGCCCACGCCAAAACGCTGAAGCGCCGAGTTGAAGGTCTGAATTACTTCAAGTGTAACAGTCATCCTTCATCCCTCTCGAAATCAATGGTGACAGTCATGCGGTAATAGTTGCCGTCCATCTCGCCCGGCTCGCCAGCACCAATTGACGCCGTGCCAAACCTGATCGATCCGATCTCCTGTCCCCGGAACAAGTCATAGAGCTGGCGCGACAACTGGCGTGCCGTGCGCGTACCGCCGCCATTCGGGACCAGCACATGCAGACTAAGCTGGCCATTCTCGCGCCAGCGGTTCGCGGCCTGTGTCTCGGCTCCGATCGATGCCTGATCCATCAGGTCGCCGAAGACCTCGACAAAGACGAAATCTGCAGGCTCACCATCCAGCGGCCATGCCTCATTCTCAAAAACGAGAGGCGTAAGCGTCCATTGCGACCGGAGGAAATCCTCGATCGGCTCAAATGCCTGCGGAGTTGCCATAATTAGCGGACCAGATTGATGACCAGTGATGGATAGGTGAGAGGCTTGCCCGCCTCGGTATCTTTGCGGCGGGCAAGCGTTGAACGGCCTGCCCGATGGGCGCTCGACTGGCGAACAGCCTTGGCGGCGACAGTGCGCTGATGACCCTTCAGGATGTAAGGAACGAGCGGCGATATTCCGGCCGGCAAATTGAGGAATTTGACCTGCACACTGATGAATGACTGCCCGAAGCGCCGAAACATGCGCTGGCGTGCGCGCTCGAACAGACGCGGCGGCACAGACATTTTCATGGCGCCGACATGGATCTTGCGCGTGTAGGGCTGCACATTGGTGATGATAATCTCGGCATCCGCTGAGACATCATCGAAGTTTGTCACCAAGCGTTGATCAGCCAGCACAATAAAGGAATCCTGATATCGGCCTGACTTGCGCGGGCTGTATTCGCGCAAACCCGTCAGAGCTTCATTGATGACCGCTTGCCACCAGACGAATTCATATACGATCGGTCCCGGCGCTGAGACGCTTTCTTCCGGCGCATCCTTCACGCGGTTGACGTATCGCTCATAAATCGGACTCCCTTCGCCAGACCGCAACGCTTTCGCCAGTTCCTCCCTCGCCATCTTCGCTAGAGCCACCGATATGGCTTCCTGCGAAAGCCCTTCGGTTGCAACAGCAATGGCGCGATCGAAGAACTCGAATTTGGTGGTTGTAGAAGCCATCAGCCACGCACCCTCAAATTCACCCGCACCGGCTTGTCATCCATCAGGACTATTTCAGCCGACTCGATATTGGTCACTGCGCCCAGAACAACAATCTTGTCAGTCTTTCTAAGCGCCAGTGCCGGCACGTCAGGCAGCAAAACCACATTGCGGTCGCCCTGCTGGATCTGCCCCACCAATTCCTCGGGCTTGTATCCGCGAACGAAAGCTCGCACCCCTTTCGTTTCAGAAGTGATAGCGCCACCTGACATTTTGCGCAGATCTACATGCTGACCATGGCGTGTGAGCTGGCGTGTCAATTTCGCTATCGCATGCGCCGGCGTCATCCGATGATCCTCAGCGTATTGAGCAAGTTCTCTGCCGCCTGGCGCGTAACTTCTGCGGCCCGATCGGCATCCAGATATTGAGTGGTGCCGACGCCTTCAACGTCCTCAGATCTGACCAGACTTGACGGCGAAGCAACTGAAACAAGTTGTTGTGTTGCAAGGATAATGGCTTGCCGGGCACGCTGCGGGACCGGACCGATACCAGCACCGCCGTCGTATCCAGCACGATAACGGATCCGAACGGCGTCCGGCTCCTGGGCAAGATCTGTGGGCCACCGGAAGCCCGGCACACGGACCAGCTCAGCGTAGTGATTGGTTTTCGCCACACGATAGTTTTCAGGCGGAACGAACCATTTTTCACCCTGCCGATCGGTAAACTCGATAGACTCGACATCGATGACAGGAACGTAGCAGATGCGCCCGTTGCGAAAGTCAGGTTGTTGCTGTTCCAACAACTGGGGACCGAGGCAACGGCCCAACCAACCAGAGGGACCGTCGATCGCTTCCGTTACAGCCTCGATAATGGCTGCCACCAATGGATCGTCCGCGCTGTGATCGCCAGCAATATCCGCTGGCGCCACAATCGGCTCCGCCGGTTCAATAACGACGGTCCTCATGGTCACTTTTCCTTGGTTCCGGTCTTGCCAGCAGTCTCAGTACTTGCGGTTTCCTTGCGGCTAGTATCCTTGTCAGCACCAGAATCACCCGTGGTGTTGCCGCGTTCCTTAGCCGCAACCACTTCTTTTGCTATCTCAGCAATTTCGGCATCAGCGGCTGCGCGGGTATCAGCGACAAGCTGATTGATAGATTCGATTTCAGCGTCGGCTTTGGCCTTCGAGTCCGATACAATCTCGGCAATCTTGGTATCAGCCGCTTGCTGCGCGTCCGCGACCAACTGTGCGATGGCCGCGATATCGGTGTCCGCCTTGGCTTGCGCATCCACTACGGATTGACTGATCTTCTTCAGCGCTTCCACATCCGAGGCTTCAAAGCCGCTGAGATCGTCAGGGATATCAGCACCTTCCGGCACCGCCCAGCCCTGCGCGATGGCAACGCCTGCAAGCTTGCCTTCCACCACATCCCTCAGTTTGAAGTCGTGAACGTGAACTTCACCGTCCGGCACCCCCGGAAAAGCCTTAACAACTATCGCTTTCATGGAACTCTCCAATTGCAACGAAGCGCGCAGCGCCTGATTGGCGCTGCGACAGCTTCAAACGGAATTGATGGATGGGTTATGCAGCCGCGACGCGGTGATAGCGAAGCCATTCCGGGTTCCAGATGCCGCCGCCAACACGCTTGCGCGTGTAGAACAGGACGTACGGCTTCTTGGTGTATGGGTCGCGAAGGATCGACATGCCGACGCGATCGAAGATGCGATATGCTTCCTTCATATTTCCAAAGACCAGAGGAACCGCGTTCGCAGCAACGTCCGGCATGCCGGCCAGCTCGTTGAACGGATTGCCAAGCACCTGCGCTGGCTGGCCCGCCTGGAATGGCGGCTGCCAGAGATAATTGCCCTGCCCATCCTTCATCTTGCGGATCTTCGCATGGGTTTTCCGGTTACCAAAAAGGGCCGCTCCGACCGAGCGATCTTCCGGCAAACCGTAAACAAGATCGATAATGCCGTCAGAAGTCAGATCATCCGCCACACCGGTAACGACCTCCTGCACTGGCCCCAGTGGGTGACGGTTGGCTTCCGGCAACGCCGCCTCAGTGGTGGCGTCGTACATCAGGAAACCCTTTGGCTTGTTGACGCCGTTTCCGGCGACAAAGGAAATGCCTTCCTGCCGCGCAAATTCGGTATTGACCTCACTCTCCAGCCACGCTGCAAGATCAATGGAGGAATCCTCCAGTATGGTTTGCGTCGCAGCGGGATTGGCATAGATCTCACCGAAGCCGAATGAATATTCGCGAAGCTTCGATGTGGCTGTCTCTGGGCGAGCATCTGTCTCCCCAACCCAGCCGGCTTCCGTGCCGCGCATATTGTAAAGCCGCTTGAAGCCGGCACCCGACACGGTCTTAACCGCCGCAAACCGACGCATTGGCGAGACTTCTACACGGGCGTCGGTAATGCTTCGATCCCATTCAACAGGGGCACTCAAACCACCGTCAGGATCCGAACCAACCGAGTAGGCCGCAGAAATATTGCCATCACGAACCATGGCCTTCAGGCCGTTTTCGCCGTCACCGTCACGGAACCAAGAATCGAACTTCGCCTGATATTCTCGATCCTCGGCGGAGAGTTCGACATGATCCCCGCCGCCTGCGCCAACAGTCATAGCAGCGATCTTGGTGTTTGCTTCATCGAGCGCTTTGATCAGATCAGAGATGCTTGCATCGATACGCTGCACCTTTTCGGTGGTAACAACGTCCTCGAATTTCTTCTTGATGCCGGCAACTTCCTGCTCATGCGCCGCCTTGAACTCGGACCAGTCCTTGTTCATAGCTTCGATGATCGCGGTAGGATCCGACTGATCGGCCCGAACGGCAAGAATACCGCTCGACATAAGGGCGGCAGATGCAAGTGCGATACGCTTAGTCATTAGATAGACCTTTCAGGAGATTTGGAGGGTTGAACGGGCGCGCATAACAGCGTCCCGTAGTCTGTCAGCGTCTCGCTTGACGTTAAGGGCATCATCACGCTTGCCCGATTTGAATTGGGATATGAGCGCCTTGGCGTCTGCCGCGCTTGATCCGGATGCCATCAAGGCGCGCTCAATGGCCCGTTCGACCGGCACGGGCTTAGTGGACACATCGGCCTTGACCAACTTGACCGCGCCGGCAGCCATTTTCTTGTCAGCCAGACCTTTTTCGATGGCGCCAGCGGCGGAGAACATCGTGCCCTTGCCCCGGCTCTTGTCCATCCATGACAGCGCCATGGACTTTTCTACGCCAGCTCGTGCCGCATAAAGCTCTGCCATCGCATCGTCAGCGTCGGCCAGCATTTCTGCAGCGTCACGCGCATCATGATGGTTTCCTGCGATAAGTGCCGATGCCCGATGGATCATGATTACCGAACCGTCGGCCATATTGATTTCATCACCGGCCATGGCGATTACAGATGCCGCAGAACCGGCCATACCGATCACATTGATCGTCACTTTGGCAGGGTGCGCACGAAGCAAATTATAGATGGCCAACCCGTTGAAGAAATTCCCGCCCGGTGAATTGACATTGACAGTCACATCACGCGGACCAATCGCCCGCAATTCATTGCCGACACGACGTTCCGTGTTGTCGACATCCGTGAAGATCGATGTTCCGATCTGGCCGTAGATCGATATGACGGCCTCGCCCTTGCCGGCAGCAGCTTGGATCTCTGGCCGGTATTCTGCGGCCGTCTCGGCTGGCGGCTCGAAATGAAGGATATCGCTTTGCTGGAAAGCGCGGATTTCAGGCAGATTGCGAAGGGACATTGGTCGGCTCCTGCTTGACGTTGGCTGGCTTTCCCAGCGTGTTTCCATCGGGATCTTCGGGCATATCCTGCAGCCCGCGCACTTCGTTCGCCGTCATCCACGGCTGGTGACCGCCCGCGCCGAGCGCCTTGGCGAAGAACTCACCCTGATCTTTCATGGAGCCGCGCAGCAATCCGCCCGCGTTGAACTTGAACTCGTACCGTTCTTTCTCTTCGTCGGTGAGAAACGAGCGAGCGCCGGCCTGCTCCCATGCGGTAAACCACGGCTGCAGGCTGTACCGGACAAAGAGTTGACCCAGCGCATCCACGCCGCTGCCCCAGTTGGTGTCATCCAGGCTAAGAAGCGGCCTCGGCGTTCCGAACACTCGCCCGACTTCCTCAATCTGGAGCTTTCGTGTTTCCGCCTGCTGGGCATCAACTGCCGACAGTTCAAAAGGCTCGGCGTCCATATCCTCTTCAAGGAGCATCCACTTTCCGGAATTGTCTGCGCCGGAGTATTTTTCCTCGAAGCCCTTTTTGATATTTGCCTTTGCTTCCTCAGAGAGCTTCTTCGGGTAACGGATCTTGCCCCCAACCATCATGCCGTTTGTGAAGAGGCGAACGGCGGCATTCTGGGTCTGCATGGCAAGCGCGATCGCTTCAGCCGCCGCCTTCACCAAAGACATGCCATTGAAGCCGTCATCACTCATCCCGCGCAAATGGAAGATATCGGTTGCTGGAAACTTCCGAACCGAACCGTTCGGCAGGGTCACGGAATACTCCAGCGACCAATCCGGAAGCTGGCGAACAATGACCCGAGACGATGGCAGTGGTACAAGATGGATGATGCGCCCCATCGATCGCACAATCAGGGCGTAACCATTGCCGGTCGTGAGCGCCTGATACTGCAAATACGCCCGGAAATCGAAGGCGGTCTGCCAAGAGTTCGGTTGGCGATGTAGCAGACGAAACAGCGTGTGCTCGCGAGCCTTTTCCTTGGTTTCCGCATCAAGCAGATGAAAAGGCAACATGCCTATTGAGTTAGAGATCAGACTTACGCTTCGAAACACAGCGGGGATTTTCATCGCATCCGCGACGGAAATCGATACCCCTGATTGCGTCGTGTAGACTTCGCGCAGGGCCTTGGCGATATCGTGAGAAGTGATGACGCCACTGCCCTGTGATGGCTCTGCCATGGCGCTAATCTGCAGATCCCCGCGAGCATCAGCGCTGCGGCGAAACCAAGAGCCTAGAATTCCCATGGATTACACCATTTCTATGCCACGCGTCTCGTAGACCGATGGCCCTTCGTTTTCGCTTGCGAGGCTAAGTCCGACAGCCATGATGCTGGCGACGATACCGTCGATCTTCTCGGCGCTCTTTTTCTTGGTGGGCGCATAGTTGAGGTTTTCATCAAACCTCACAGCCGTATTGCGAGCCATCCACTTTAGGACTGGATGCCCGCCGTGATCGAACATTCCTGACATGATAAGGCGCTCGACCTGTTTGGTTGGCTCTCCGAGAGTGGGGATGCCTTGCCGCATCAGGGCAAACAGATCCTCATCAACACCGGCCTTCTGCATGTCGGTTATCAACTTGGTGGCGTTCCACGGATCGTAGCCGATATTGAGAACGTCATAGCGCGACAGATCCTCTTCCAGCGCTTTCTTGACGTAGTCCTGATCGACGTAATCACCGGGCGTTAACTCAAGCGCGCCCATCTGCACCCATTTGTCGTAGGCCAGCTGATCGTTTTTAGTACGCCGGATCATGGTTTCTTCCGGCACCCAGAACCGGGCGGATATAATCCACCTGCCGAAGTCCTCATCAGGCGGGAAAGCCAGAATCCGAGCAGTGATATCTTCGTTCGAGGACACGTCGAACGCCGCATAACAACGACGCCCCTCCAGTCCCTTCCCCTCGGCCCAGCCCTTCCATGCCTTGGCGTCTTTCGCACAGGCATCCCATTTTTTCATATTGAGCCAGCGGGAAACGGCATCGATCCACTGGTTGCAGTGGTAACAGCGGAAACTCTGCTCCGCGCGGGGATTGTCTTTAGCGTCAGCCACTTCGCGCCGCAGAAACTGGATCGTCGGCGACACACCCAGCGACGGGTTGGCTTTCGGCCAGTTGGCCTCATCTGCCCAGTCATCATCTGGATCCAGTGCGAAAATCACAACCAGAGTGGTGGGATCGTCAATGCGCCCTTCCAGAATGGCGGTGCTACGTTCCCAGAGGCTCCAACCGGTACGGTTCGATTTCAGACCCGCTGTCGATGCGTATAGCTCCATCGGCTCAAGGCGGGCACCGGTACCTTGGCGCAAAGTGGTGGCAAGCTCCGCCGTTTCCCACTCGTGCATTTCGTCGCCAACGATGACGGTAGGCGATCGACCGTGCTTTCCTTCAGGCTTGCCAGTAAGCAGCTCGAACAGCGAACGGATCTTCGGGATATAGATCGACTTCTTGAATGACTTCGCATCGCCCAGACTGGGCGACATGCTGATCATTGCCTTCATCTTGTCGAAGACGATCTTCGCCTGTTTTTCATCGCGGGCGAAGGCAAAACCCTGCCCACCGATCACGCCATCGAGAATGAAGAATAACAGCGCCAGAGCAGACAGAAACTCCGACTTGCCGTTCTTGCGCGGCACCCAGAGCATGAGGCAACGGAATATGCGGACATGAACACTGACAGGCTTGCCGGTCTGTTCGTCAATAATCTCAATCGGCGCTTTCCAGCCGACCAGCAAGCGAACAATGATTTCCTGCCATAGACCCAGACGAAATGGCTTGCCGGCGAAACGATCTTCCGTCAGGCGAAATACCTTCGGGAACAACTTGACGGCAGCATCAGCTTTCGCGTGATCGAACCATGCGCCCTCGACTGCTGCGCACCTTTGCCATGCTATCCGCGCCCACGCCCAACCCCGAACGTCTGCCGCTTCCCGAAGCCAGTCAGGTTCGGGGATTGTAGGCGGTGCAATCTGCTGACTGGCTTCCGCCGTGATGGTTTCCATGGCCTCAATTAAGTTTGCCGGGCGGCGGCGAATTGTGTCCGCCGAGGACGCCGATCATGTCCTCGGCGATGGCTTCGCCCGATGGAGTTTCTAAAGGTGCGTGGTCATCCGGCGCATCTGCCGGAGAGTTCCCGAAGAGTGGCAATCCGCCGAGGCCGGCAGCTGCAGCCTGATCGCGCATGATCTTGTATCGAGCGTCGGGCCGCATGCCGAATGTTGCCTCCAGATCCCGCAGCATCTTTTCGATATCTTGGCATGCCTGCCATGCGGGATGGCGCTTTTTGGTGCGATTGCCGTTCGTGTCGGTTGCCTCGAACCAAGTTCCCTCTTTCTGAACCGACAGATCCGCCGCGACCCATTCAACGATGTAACGGCAGTACCGACCCAGCGCAGATGAATCGAGATCGGAAAGAAGATTGAGCCGCATCAATTTTGGCGCGAGGTCGTTCCAGACTTCGGTCGCCTTGCGGCTTCTCTTCAGCCATTTCGGCGGCTTGACGTTGCCGACGGCAACCGGAATGACCTTGGTGGCGTTTCGAACAGCTTGTGTTTCCTGCTGCGAAAGCCGCTTTCCGGGCGATCCTTTCGCGACCTGTTGTTCTGCCGTGTCGGGCTTGCGACCACGAGCCATCGTCCGCCCTCCATCATGGCGAGAAAAAAATATTTCGGTAATTTCGCGGCGACACACGCGTGCA